AGCAGATCCAAGTGTATTCGCTGGCACTGCTGTAGCTGCAACCAAACTTATCGTGAAGGGCTAAGACATGGCACTAGATACCATTCCAAAGCAAGAGGGCGGTAAGCTCAAGGCCGTTGCATCTGGGACACTGCCAAGCGGTGAGCCTGTTATTGTGAACAGTGATGGCACTGTAAGTGTTATTGCGAATTCTAGCCAAACATTAGGTACTCAATCTGAGTTTGAGTCGGCAGGTGTCAACGAGTTTGTAAAGTCAACTTTTGACTCTTCAATCGGAAAAGTTGTAATCATATTTCGAGATAGTGGAAATGCAAATTACGGGAGAGTTGTAGTTGGAACGGTTAGTGGCACGTCTATCAGCTTTGGGACGCCCGTAACATTTGTGAGCAGTTCTGTCTCCAGTGCTGACGTTACCTTCGATTCAAATAGCAGCAAAGTTGTTATTGGCTATAGGCCTGAAAGCCCCAACCAAGGCTATGCAATTGTAGGTACTGTTTCTGGAACCTCTATTAGCTTTGGCACTCCGGTGGTCTTTGACTCGTCGGCAAACGTAGACAATATATCAACTGTCTTTGACAGCAGTAATAATAAAGTTGTGATTTCATACAAAGACCCCGGAACTTCTTATTACTCGGTTTCAATTGTCGGAACCGTAAGCGGCACCTCCATAAGTTTTGGAACGCCCGTTGTGTTTAGAAGTGTAGGCATTGGCCCCATTTCTTCAACATTTGATTCGACCAACAATAAGGTTGTTATTGCATGGCCCTACTCCAACAACGCTGAAGCTATTGTTGGGACGGTAAGCGGTACAAGCATTTCCTTCGGTTCTGTTGCGTCTATGGACTCAAGTGTTGACAGTATAGGGATCGGGTTTGACTCAACAAATGGCAAAGTAGTTGCAGCGTACCGGAAAAATAGCACTAATAAATCCACTGCGATTGTAGGCACTGTAAGCGGCACGTCAATTAGCTTTGGAACGCCTGTTATTTTTGAAGATGTTTCTCCAGTTAGGCCTTCGGTAGCATTTGATTCATCAACTAACAAAATTGTCATTGCTTACGTTGCCTCGCAAGCTGTGACCGCTGTCGTCGGAGTCGTTTCTGGGACGTCCATTACCTTTGACCCGTCATTTCAAATTGACTCGTATGGCCCTTCATATCAATCGGCAGTATTTGATTCGACAAATAACAAAATAGTTATTTCTTACCAAAAAGATAGCGCAAGCGGCAAAGCTAATGTGCTTCAAAACGCCTCCACCAACCTCACCTCTGAGAACTACATCGGCATGTCTGGTGGGGTGGTTGCGGTGGAGGGTAGCGCAGAGCAGGAGATTGGAACCCCTGCGGTTTTTGAAAGTGCCTCTATTGTTAATTTGTCTTCTACATATGATGCCGCTGCAAATAGATTAGTGTTAGCTTACAGAGACCAAGGCAATAGCAACAGAGGAACCGCAGTTGTAGGCACTGTCAGTGGCACCTCTATCAGCTTTGGCACTCCCGTAGTTTTTGAAACGGGAAACACTTATAGCGTTGCTATTACCTACGAAGCAACAGCGGAAAAAGTTGTTGTTGTTTTTAGGGACAACGGTAATTCAGATTATGGCAAGGCTATTGTTGGAACGGTCAGCGGAACGTCAATTAGTTTTGGTTCAGCAACTACTTTTGCGAGTGCTACTACATATGACGTTTCGGCAACTTTCGACAGCAGCGCCGACAAAGTTGTTGTTGTTTATAGAGACGGTGCAAACTCAAACTATGGGACGGCTATCGTTGGTACAGTAAGTGGTACGTCTATCAGCTTTGGTAGCGAGGTTGTTTTTTCCTCTTCAAGCACCAGTCTATCCAATACCGCAACTGTATTTGACTCTGTTAACAACAAGGTTGTTATTGCGTACAGAGATGTTGGAGAATCCGACTACGGCAAGGCTATTGTTGGCACAGTAAGCGGAACGTCAATTAGTTTTGGTTCAGCAACTACTTTTGCGAGTGCGCAATCTTATTATGTAGGTGCAACGTATGACTCTAGTGCAGGTAAGGTGGTTGTTGCATACGTTGATGGTGAAAACTCTCTTTACGGCACTGCTGTTGTAGGTGCCGTTAGTGGTACTTCTATTAGCTTTGGGTCAGAGGTTGTTTTTAATTCCGCCTCAACTGAGCAAACGCTTGGACCGTCTTATGATGCTACCGCAAATAGAGTTGTTATTGCCTACCCAAATGCTGGGGACTCCAACAAGGGCAGCGTAGTTGTGGGCGCTGTGTCTGGAAGTTCTATTACATTTGAATCGCCTTCTGTATTTGATACAAGCTCCGTATCCCGTACAACTTCTGTGTATGACTCTAGTGCAGGAAAAATAATTATAAGTTATAGAGACGGTGGCAACTCCAGCTACGGAACCTCGGTCGTGTTTCAAACAGGATATACAAACGTCACCAGAGCAGAAGTAGCCGATGGCGACAATGCAACCGTTGACATCGTAGGCACTGTATCCACAAACCAACTAAGCCTCACCGCTGGGCAGCAGTATTACGTCCAGACAGATGGCACTCTAAGCGAGACCCCCGCCGACCCAAGCGTCTTGGCGGGAACGGCAATATCTGCTACAAAGCTCATAGTAAAAACATAAGGCGAAATCATGCCTCTAATTCCGCTCAAACTCCCCGCTGGCCAGTACCGCAACGGCACTGACCTTATGTCTCAGGGCCGCTGGCGGGACATTAACCTCGTCCGCTGGCATGAGGATGCTCTGCGTCCTGTTGGTGGATGGCGGCAGAGAGCATCTGTTGATCTGAACGGCGTTGCCCGATCCATGCTTGCGTGGGAAGAGAATGACGGATTGCGGCTGGTGGCGGCTGGTACATACAATAGCCTGTATGTTATCAACGCAAATGGCACTGTGAGTGACATTACACCGGCTGGCCTCACCGCTGGTCGCATCGACGCAAACATCAACACGGCATACGGCGGCGGGTTTTACGGCAACGAAGAATACGGCTTGCCACGCGCTGACACTGAAACCATCCTCCCGGCGACAACTTGGTCTTTGGAGAATTGGGGGGAGTATTTGCTGGCAATGTCATACGATGACGGCAAGCTATACGAGTGGCGGAATGATGTCGCAACGGACGCCGCGCTTATTGCAAACGCCCCCACAGATTGCACTGGCATGATGGTAACGGAGGAGCGCTTTGTTGTATGCTTCGGCGCTGGCGACGATCCTCGCAAAGTCCAATGGTCGGATAGAGAAGATAACACAACTTGGACGCCAGCAGCTACAAACGAAGCTGGTGACATAAACCTGCAAACCAACGGCGTTATTTTGGCTGGGCTGCGCACACGGGGCCAGTCGCTCATTCTGACCACAGAAGACGCCCACACATTGACTTACTCAGGCCCGCCGTTTGTTTATGGAGTGGAGCGCGTTGGCAACTCCTGTGGGCTTATAGCGCCCCGTGCGGCGGCTTCTGTTGATAACGGCGTGATCTGGATGGGTTTGCGTGGCTTCTTTGTTTACTCTGGCGGCAGGGTTCAGAGCGTCCCGTGTGATGTGGCTGACTATGTATTCAGCGATATTAACAAGGATCAGCGCTCAAAAGTGTCTTGCGTGGTTAATAGCGCGTGGAATGAAATCTGGTGGTTCTATCCAAGCGCAGACAGCATTGAGTGCGACCGCTACGTTGCATATGACTTTGTCGAAAATATCTGGATCACAGGCGAAATGGATCGCACCGCTGGCGTTGATCGCGGCGTGTTCCGTTACCCAATGTTCATTGCAAGCGATGGTGAGCTATACGAGCATGAGATCGGCTACAGTTACGGCTCAAGCACTCCCTATGCCGAAACCGGGCCTATCTCTATTGGTTCTGGCGACAATCTGATGAATGTTGTTGAGCTTATCCCTGACGAGAAAACGCAGGGCGATGTGACTGCCACGTTCAAAACGCGCTTCTATCCGAATGGCTCTGAAAGCCAATATGGGCCGTTCAACATGAGCAACCCGACTTCGGTTCGCTTCCAAGGGCGTCAGGTGCGTATGCGGGTTGAGGGTAGCGTTGCAACGGATTGGCGTGTCGGCATTATGCGGCTTGATGCGCGGCAGGGTGGGCGAAGATGAGAGTTGTCCCGCCAATCACCTTTGACTTATCGGCGTGGGCGGAGAATATGCGCCGCTACCTTGGCAAAGCTCTGAATCAGCTCGACGCCAAAGATGCGTCCGTGTCGGCGGCAGAGGATGGCGTTTTGCTCTGGGATCGCGAAGAGGGCTACCCGGTAGTCTCAAAGAACGGTGAGTGGCGTCAGGTTGTGCTTGAGGATGGCCACGGCGACTTTTACATTGCGGCAGACGTAACGGCGGCAAGCGCAAACACAGAGTACAAATTAACCTACACATCTGAAGCCTCAAACAGCGGCATTACTCTTGGCACACCAGCAACTAGAATTGTGTTTGAGGAAGCTGGGGAGTACGTTATAGCCTTCTCTGCGCAAATTTCATCTACGTCGAGCAGCACAGTTCACTTCTACTTTTGGCCAAGCGTTAACGGTACAGACATCAACAACAGCGCGATGACAACTGCACTGCACCAAAACAACGCAACTTTGATTACGTCTCGGACGCAAATATTCACGGTGGCAGCCAATGATTACCTTGAAGTCAACTGGATGGTGGACAGCACTGCTGGTTTTTTAAACGCTACAGCAGCAGCGTCCCCTGTGCCAAATATTCCGGCTTCAACACTGTCAATCACAAGGCTGCATGGCTAGGGGTGTCAAAGTGCAAGAAATATGGTATAAATGTTTAAACCGTTCGGAGTTATAAAATGGGCATCATGGATTTCTTATTTGGCAAACCTGAGCAAACAGGCAAACTTGATCCGCAAACGGAAGCGGCAAAAAACTTTTTGCTTAATCAAATGTTGGAGCAATACAGTGCTGGGCCAGTAGATGTTCCACAATATCAAGCTGTTGCCCCGGCTGCAATGTATAGCGGCACAAATGATCTTCTTAGATCTCTTGGTTTAGGAACGGTTGCACCTCCGTCAATGCCCACAGTAAATGTCGGCGGTGTTGAGGCTTACAGTAGCCAGCCATTCCAAGAGCAAATAGAAACTGCTTACGGAGAGCGTTATCCGGGGCAATACGAATTCTTGCGATCTTTTTACCGAGATCGTGTAACAGGTGAACCCGGAACTCGC